TTAGCAGACACTATACTGTTTATTCTCGAGAGAGGATATCAAGTGTTTAAGACTGGTGATATTACCACTATTTTTCATAGTGGTGGTACCTACAAAACGATCTACGAAAAATGTCGTGAATTGCAACGTAGAGAACCCTTACTCAACAACCCTGAGGAACACGGTTTCACTGAGAGTGAATTTCGAGCTGATTTGGATACGGTGATAGAGAAACTCGAGAGTGTCTCCAAACATTCAGTTGGACTAGAGAAGAATGATGTTATTATCATACGAAACACTTTGAATGATATGCTCATCATGCGTGATGATCTAAATACACATTCTGCAGCACGACGTGATCGTAAAGCGCCTTTCAGTCTACTTGTCTATGGAGATTCGGGAATTGGTAAAACATCGATAACTAACATACTTTGCACATATTTTGCGAAGCATGAAAAATTACCTTTGGGTGATGAATTTCGATATACCAAGAACCCTGCAGCCAAATTTTGGGATGGATATACTTCTTCCTGTCATACAATTGTCCTCGATGATGTAGCCAATGAGAGTCCAGATCTTAAAGATCCTAAATCATTGGATGAAGTTATCCAAGTGATCAATAATGCTGCTTTCTGTCCTGATCAAGCAGCTTTAGACAAGAAAGGTCGTACTCCTATGAGAGCTAAACTTGTTGTTGCGACAACTAACGTTAAAGATCTAAATACATATCACCTTTTTTCCCGTCCTTCGGCCGTTCAAAGAAGGTTTCCTTACATCATCACTCCTTCTGTGAGGGAGGAGTATAAGGATGAGAGAGGAATGTTGAGTTCTGAAAACGTTACTGATTTAAGTCCGTACCCTGAACTTTGGACTTTTAAAGTCGAAAGGGTACAACCTGTGGCAGTTGATCAAGGTAAAAGATTGGCTACTATACACTTGGTGCAGGAGAACATGAGTCTCAAGGACTTGTTGTCATGGTTACACTTGATGATTGAGAAATTCAATCTAGACCAGAATCGTGTACGCAGATGCATTGATGCTATGAAAGATGTTGAACTCTGTATGGTTTGTTCTCTTCCTGATACTCTATGTGCGTGTAAAGTACAAGGAGGATATTCGAGTTTTGAAACAGAGATGTGCTCTTTTGCGCTCTTATGTTGCGCATTCGTTATTGTACGTTTCTGGAGTGATATTTTGGCCACAGCAAACACCTTAAGAATGATCAATAGTACAGTTATGGAAACTGTTGAGACCATAAACAATCTGCGAGTAAATGCTCAAATTGCGAGATATTATGTTGAGAACACACTCACCATTGCAACGGATTCCCAGTATTGGTATGATTTGGGAACTCGAGTTTGTCAATCAATAGGTCATCCAAAAGTGTTGTTGACAATGGTTGGTACCTTAGGTGGCGCGTACAGTTTGTATAAGCTGTATAAAAAATGTTCTCCTCAAAGTGGAGAAGTGGGTTCACGTCCTGTGGCAGAATTGAATTCTAAAGAGAATGTGTGGTACAATAATGATATTGATCTGTGTACAGCTAACTTCTCTCGTGAGAGTTCTTCATCGAAGAGCATGGAATTTACTGACTTTTGCAAGAAAATTTCTGACAACGTCATCTATATTGCGACTGTGCGAGAAGATGGGAAAAGAGCTGTTGGAAAGATGTTATGTCTTGGCGGTCATGTTTACATCACCAATAATCATAATTTACCTGATATGACTTGTACATATATGGATGTTGTCAAATCCTCAAAGAAAGGAGTTGGATCTAATATGCGGATTGTCTTTAGTGACGGAGATATTATGAGATACCCAGAGAAAGATCTTGCATTCGTCATTATTCGTGAAATGCCCCCAGGGAAAAAGATTGCCCAATACTTCAAACTTGGTGAAGCTAATGGGGTGTTCAATGGAAAATACATAACTCGAAAGGCAGATGGTAGTATCTTATATCGAGATGTTAAAAATATTCAAAAAACAACACGTAAGACACTTAAATATCCATCCCATGGGATTGACGCGAAGAATGCTCTGTGGAGAGGCAAAGTTACTCAAGCTACCGACGATGGAGATTGTGGTTCACCTTTGGTCGTTACCAGCAGCTATGGTTACTCCATTCTTGGGTTACACTTCTTATCAAACAATTTGAATAGTTCAGATGTGTATGCTGCCGATGTAGATGGAGACTTTGTGAATTCCATTTATATGAACTTAACTTCGCACAACATTGTTGAAGGTGATATGAGATTTATAAACTCAAAAAACACTGATCGTAAGGTCGGTGATTTACACAAGAAATCGGTCTTCCGATATATTGACAATGGGAATGTTAATCTTTATGGTTCTTTCACTGATTTCCGTGGGAAGAGTGGTTCAAAAGTTAGCTCTACTCCAATGGCTGAGAAGTTGAAGACACATGGTTATGAAGCAAAGTTTTGTAAACCTGAGATGAAATCTTGGGTCCCATGGCACATTGCTGCACAAGATATTGTGAAGCCAATTCATGAGTTAGACACAGTTCTTTTGGAGGAATGTAAAGCTAACTATATCTCAAATATCTTGTCCAAAACGTCTTTAGAAGATATTAAGGATCAGATGATTGTCTTGGATGATTTCACAGCCATCAATGGTGCTTGTGTATCATACATTGATAAGATGAATCGAAATACTAGTGCGGGTAATCCGTGGAAGAAATCTAAAAAATTCTTCTTGACGTCGATTATGCCTAAACATGGTATGTTGGATCCTGTGGAAGTTGATTCAGAGATCATGGAAAGAGTCTATCAAATGATTGATATCTACAAAACTGGTCAGAGAGTGAATCCAAATTTCTGTGCACATTTGAAAGACGAGCCTGTCTCGTTTAAAAAAGCAAGAATAGGAAAGACGCGTGTTTTTACAGGTGCCCCATTCGATTGGTGTATTGTTGTGAGAAAATATTTACTTTCATTCACTCGTTTATTGCAGAATAACAGATTTGCTTTTGAAGCAGGTCCCGGTACTGTTGCACAATCGTTAGAGTGGCAGGAGATGTACGATTATATCGTTAAACATGGTCTTGACCGTATTGTTGCAGGAGACTACGTTGCTTTTGATAAGAAGATGAGTCCAAAGGAGATTATTGGAGCTTTCGATATCATCATAGAGATTTGCAAACTTTCAGGTAATTATACTGAGGAGGACATAATTGTCATTCGAGGTATTGCTGAAGATACTGCATTTGCTATTGTTGATTTCAATGGCGATTTGATCGAATTGTTTGGGTCAAATCCCTCAGGGAATCCTTTAACTGTTATCCTTAATGGTATTGTGAATTCTCTGCGTATGCGATATGTCTATAGATTGGAAAATCCTGAGAAGACTGTTAAAGACTTTTCTGATAAAGTAAGTCTAATGACATATGGTGATGATAATATCATGTCTGTGCACGAGAGTGCAGAATGGTTTAATCACACTAATATCGCTAAAGCTTTCTCAAAATTGGATATAGGTTACACTATGGCTGATAAAGAAGCTGAAAGTATCCCTTTTATACATATAAAAGATGCCTCATTTCTGAAAAGAACATGGCGTCTAGATGATAATTTAGGATGCATGATGGCTCCTTTGGATCATGATTCAATTGAGAAAATGCTTACTGTTTGGAATCGTTCCAAAGCAGTGACAGAAGAATATCAAGGGATGTCTGTGATCTCCACAGCACTCCGAGAATACTTCTTTTATGGTGAGACAACCTTCTCCGAAAAGAGAGAAATGTTACAGAATCTAGTTAAAGAACTAGAATGGGAAGATTGGATTGAAGATTCCACTTTTCCTACTTATGCTTCACTGTGCGAACAGTTTAAAAGAAGCTCAAAGTACTGT